ATGACTAGTAAAGTAAACACCGATGCATATCTTGAGTTTGTGAATGCCGTCACATCTCAACCCAGTCAAGATGCTGATGCCTTTGAGTATCGTATTCAAGAACTTCGTGGAGAAGGATTTGAAACGCATCGACTTCTAACTGCTGCTGTAGGAATGTCTGCTGAGGCAGGTGAGTTTACTGAAGTTGTAAAGAAGATTATCTTCCAAGGCAAACCAGTAAACGAGGAGAACCTGTTTCATCTCAAACGTGAACTTGGAGACATCATGTGGTATGTTGCACAAGCATGTATGGGACTCAATGTTTCTCTTGATGAAGTCATTGAAATGAATGTTGATAAACTAAAAGCACGATATCCTGGTGGTGAGTTTGACGTTCATCAGTCAGAGAACCGTGTGGAGGGAGATGTATGATTAGTGTTTGAAATTAATAAAAATTCAGATATAAAGATAGAAAAACTTCAAGGGTCTAAAATTTATACAATAGATAATTTTTATGAAGACCCTTTATCTCTATGTGTTTTATTTTTAAGTGAAAAACCTAAATTACATATAAAAACAGAAAAAAAACATTTTAATGGAACTTATTTTGAAGACAGAAGGCATTTATTTTTACATAGAGATGTAACAAAAGTCTTTAATTACATTGCAGATATATGTAAACAAGTTCCATCAAATTCAATGAACGAAACAGTAGCAACAAATGCTACTAGATTAAATGAATGTTCATTTAATGATTATAAAAATAATTATTGGTGGCCACATTATGATCCAGGATATACTGCTATAATCTATTTGAATTATGATGATGATGAATGTGGGACTAATTTATATAAACCTTTAGATAATTATCCAAATAATCTACCACATGAACATATAGAACCTTGGGTATCTAAAAAGAGGTTTGAGATACTTAAAACTTTGAAACCAAAGTATAATAGAATGGTTTTATTTGATGCTAATAAATTCTTGCATGGGATGAACATTTGCAATAAAAAATATTTTAGTAATGAATATAGATTCAATCAAGTTTTATTTTTTGAAAAAAACACCTAGTCTCTAAATACATGAGATTAGGTGTTTTTTAATGTATTCAAATGTTGCATTGATTGGTAGGCAATATGAACAGTCTTTACGGACTAAATTAAAGTCCGTATTCAAAAGAATTCCCAAAACAGCAGGGTTTGGAACTGGTGCCGACTTAACGATACCTTTTCCTAGTAATCCTAGACAAAATCTTTTAGTTGAAGTTAAGACAAGCACTGGTGCTGACTTTGGGCAAAAGGCAGTTACATTTGATGGTAGAAGTTGGATTCCTAAAATAACAGGACAAGAACCTTTAGAAATTGTTGAATTATATAATCAATTGTTCACTCAATATAATGTTGGGCAGAAAATTACAGAACTTTGGAAATTGCCAAATGAATCGATAACTAGTGAAGATTTACGTCAAATAGTTACTGATGATAGTATGAGTAAAATATTATTTTATGAAAAACTTTTATCAGAATCTACAGGACAAGATAATCCATTTCCAACAAAAAAAATAGCATCTGGAAAAGATGTGATTTCTAATATTATAAAGTATTATAACTCGAAGGGAATTAATTATATTCAAATAAGAGGAAGTGGATTTTATATCATGGGAAAAGATATTGCTAATTTAAATAAAATATTGGGGATAAAAATACCACAGTTTAATCCTTCTTCTGCAGATTTAATCATTAGGGGGAAACCAAGTAAAACACAAAAAACATTTAGACCAACTTTGACTTTGAAATCTGCCACTGTTCAGTCCAGTAAATATAATTTAGATAATAGATCATTTATAAATCTATTATATAATAATCTATAAATACTTAAAAGTAATCTAATAATGAAGAGTTTTGCTAATTTTTTCACAGAAGCAGTAGAGACTTTAGCATCTACAGAAGCAAAGAATCGTGGACTTGTTGGGAATGGTCATGGTGATTGGTACGATGCACAAGGAAACTTTGTAGCAAAAACTATTGGTGGTAAATTAAAGTATTATGGGCAAGGTGATACTGTATCTAAAGACGGTATTCCAGGGGAGGAAATAAAGAAGAAAACAAAAGTACAGCAACAACCTGCACCACAAGAAGAGGTGCCAGAGGAGAATGGAGTTGTTGTAACTATTGGTAGATTTAATCCACCATCAAAAAATCATGAGTCTTTACTGAAAGCAGGTTTCAGAGAAGCAAAAAGAAGAGGATATGAGTATAGAATTTATCCTAGTAGAATACAGGATGACTTGTCTAATCCGTTGAGTGCTGCAGATAAGGTTCAATATCTTCAATTATTATTTCCATCTTATGCTGACTATATTGTTGATAGTGATGAAAGCAAGACTATCTTTGATATATTATCTTCCATTTATAATGATGGATATACTGAAGTAGTTATTGTTGTTGGTCAAGAAAGGTTAGGTGAATTTCAAGGATTAGTTCATAAAGCAAATGGGGAATCTTATTCCTTTAATAGTATCGAGGTAGTTTCTTCTGGAATGAAAGATCCAGATAGTGATGTTGAAGACCCAGGTTCTTCGTCACTTATGAGAACTTCTGTTGCTATGAATGATTTTGATAAATTTAAAATAGGTCTCCCACCTGGTGTTGATACTGGATTATCGAAACAAATGTTTGATACATTAAGAAAAAATATGAATGTATCATCTAAAACAGAAGCATGGAAAATTGTTCCAGAGTTGGATGAAGATGGATTGAGGTGGAATTATAAGGAAAATGGGTTATATGAGATTGGTTCTTTTGTTGAGAACTTAAATACTGGTTTAATCGGTGAAGTTATACGGAGAGGTGCAAATTATCTTATATGCGTAACGGAAGATGAGGTAATGTTTAAAAGTTGGTTGAAAGATGTCAGAGAGTTCTATGAAATTGGAACTACAGAGTATCTTAATCATGTGCAAAAAATTACACCAGGAGAACGAGTTAGGTTATTTGGTAATACTGTTAAAACGATAAATAAAGATAGAAAAAAGCTAATTCGTAAAAAATGACTAGTTGGGATTATAACCTTTACGAAAAACAAGTGACTGCTGCTGATAAAAAGAAAGCAGGAGATAAGGTCATTGCGGACTTGCGAGGTGATAAAAAAAAGGAAGATACGAAAAAGAAATCTGACTATACTGAGTATCTAAAACAACAACTTGCTTTTAAGAAAGAGAAGTATGAAGACCAAAAGAAAAGACAGATAGAGAAACTTAAGGGTCAAGGAAAAAAAGACGTAGATAAGAGTAAAGAGAAAGCAAAACAGTCTTTACGTAATGTAAAGATGCAAAGAATTGGTTCCAAAGAAGGTGGTGCTACTGCAATGCAGAAGGCAGGTGAAAATATGGCATCACTTGCGGGTGGAGTTGCTGGTGCTGCTTTTCATGGTGCAAGAGCACTTATGAAAAAGAGAAAGTTAGATAAGCAAAAGAAGGAAGCAGAAGCAAAGCAAGCAGATAAGAAAGAACCAGGTAACCCTGGAAGACCTAAGAAAAAGATGGTCGCAGAACCATCTACTACTGCTAGAACTTCACAACCATATAGAACGAAAAAGAAAGAGGAAGGACAAAAGAGATTGATGCCTTCTTCTGGATCTGAAAAGAAATCAGAATCAACTCCAAAGAAATCTGTTTCTGTTATGGTTCCTAAAAAACCAAAACAAGATAATCCAGATAATCAGAGAGTTAAGAAAGCAAATGTTTCTGTGATTGAAAAACCACAAGCAAAACTTTCTGGAACACCAGAAACTAAAAAACTTTCACCTTCTGTTCCCAAGTTACCTCCTGCAGGACCAAAAAAGCTCCCTGCTGCTGGGGAAACTTCTGCATCTTCCAAGGAATCTCTTGGTCAGAAAGCAAGAAAAGACAAAAAAACAAGAGAAAAACTAATTAAAGACAGGGAGAAACCAATGGAATCTTATTCAAGCTGGAGAGATGAAATTTTATTTGAAGAATTTCTATCTGAGGTAGAAGAGAAAAAACAAGAAAAGAAAGTTATTGATATAATGAAGGGAAAGAATAAAGTTATTATCAATCCTCCTATGGGTGAAGAATATTCTTTAGGTCAAATGTTAGAGCAAAAGTTGGCATTGTATGAAAAACCAGACAGTACTGATTTGGGATTTAGAGCTGGCAGAGCATTGAAAAATATGGGTGGTGACATTTTGAAGGGCACTGCAACTTCTATAAGGAATTTAGCAACTGGAACTCCTAATAATGCCCAGACAAATCCTGCCAGTGCTAGGCAACAGAAGAGACTGTCAAACATTGGGAATTTTGCAAGAACAGGTCAAGTTCCTACTAATAATGGTTCTAAGACTCGTGCTTCTACACCTGCTGCACAAACGCAGATTGATAAAAATAGTCAAGATCGTAGGAACTCATCTGATTACTTTGGTACGGGTGCAGGTACAAATAAACCTGCAGCATCATCTAAACCTGCAGCATCATCTAAACCTGCAGCATCATCTAAACCTGCAGCATCATCTAGACCAGCTCCTACTGCAAGACAACAAGCAGATGCAAAAACTAGAGCAACTTATGATAAACTTCGTAAGTCAGATCCAAAAGTTGCTGCAAAATATGGAATGGCAGCATCCCGTTCTAGGTTTGGTAATCAACTAAAACCAAAAACTCCCAACCCACTAATGAAAGGTCTTACAAGACCAGCAGCTGGTTCAGTCCCAAAACCACCAGCACCTCAAGTTAAGAGACCAGCACCTGGTTCAGTTTCTACTCAGAGTGGATCTACTAGAGGAACAACAATTAAGAATTCTGTGGAATACCCAGAAATTTCTAACCTTCTTTCTGAAATTCAAGGAGGTCTCTGGGAAGGAAAAAAGTCATAGACGAAGGTGCTGCCTGGACAAAAAAGTCTGGTAAGTCCGAATCGGGTGGACTTAATGAAAACGGACGTAAGTCTTATGAAAAAGAAAACCCTGGTTCTGACTTGAAAGCACCATCTAAAAAAAAGGGTAACAAAAGAAGAGCATCATTCTGTGCAAGAATGAAGGGTATGAGAAAGAGACAGAAACCATCTAACAACACAGGAGAGGATCGTTTGTCCAAATCCCTCAGAGCGTGGAACTGCTGAGTGTAATTGTTTACCGGGGTAAATTATTTGATTAATTGTCCTAAATAATTCAAAACAATATGAGGTTAATTATGTTTTCATTTTTACTTCCATTAGCATCAAAAATTATTTCTGACGCAGTTGCTAAGATTCCCGAGAACGAGGAACTTGGTGAAAAGTTAGTTGAGATTTGTCTAGTAATTCTTAATAAAGCAGTTAAACTGACTAAGACTACTATGGATGATGAACTACTTGCGGTAGTTGAAAAGGCAATTCTTTCAAGGGATGAAGACTAATATAATATTTAAAGTATAATGGGAGGGGATATTTTTCTCCTCCTTTTGTATGTGGATGTTTTTATAAATAAGTTTAGGAAAAATTTTACGGAAAGGTTAACATGGCACTCTGGGGCAAACAGGATACCGTATATTCAACAGGAAATATTACTACCATCACCACTGAAGGTGTTATTACTGGCAATGGCACTACTTGGAATTCAGGTAATGGTGTTGTCCCTGGGTTAGTTATTTCTATGGGATCATATGGTAGTGGTGTAATTAAGTCAGTCGATTCTACTACTCAAGTAACTCTTGCTAGTGCTTCTGGTATTACTGCTGGTTCAGGATTAACACAGGCATATAACATGTCTGAGCAACCAAAATATACAGTAGAAGATAGTAACTATTCTGCTACTGAAATTTTTGGTGTAGATGCAACTGAAGTCGGAGTTGCTGCTACTACAGCATATGCAGTTACACATGCTGGGTGGGTTGGAATGACAACCTATGTTGACAATCATGGCAATCTTAGAGTTAAGCATGAAGTATTAGTTGCTGGTAGTTCCATTACTGGTGATGCTGCTGATGATGCTAAGTTTGCTGAATAATTAAACTATAAACTAGAATATGCTATTTAATGAGTTGAACAACGATAATTATCTTATATTCGCAATAAAGCATTATGAAAATCCTGCTGCTGTGACAAAGGATGATTTTTATGAGGATCTGAAAAGGTTTAAGTGGATAAAAAGATTATTGAAACGATATAAAAAAGAAGGTGAGTTAAAAGCCCACCTTCTTATTAATCATTTTATAATTCTCTATAATGTTTTTGGTGATGCAGCCACACCATTATTGTTTTATAAACTTGAAAAAGAATATTGGGAAATAGTTAAAACCTTTGTTGTTTATCTTGGAAGGTTGCCTGAGTATCCACATACAACTATTCATGATATAGAAGTTGATAAAAACTGTATGGAATTCCTAAGGAGTGTCTAATGGATAAGATAGATAAATTAATTTTTATCATTAGGGAGGAAATGGCAGTTACTGCTCCAACTAATTCTCTTTCTGCTGGTAAAATTGCAGGAACATCTGAAGCAGGTGATGACCCACCTGTAAGAAAGAGGAAAAATAAAACTTATATTTACGGTACAGGATACAGGAAACTTTGGAATAAAAAGTAATGGCATTCGGTCTTGGTAGATTAGCAGTTTTAGAAAGTAAACTTGACATTTATGAAGATCTCTCGAAAGAGATGCTTGACAAACTCGAAAGAGCAGTAGGTACAATCTCAGAGAACAGCAACAGAGTTGCTGTAATCTTGGAGCGCCATGAAAATCGTTTGGATGAATCCGAACGTGCCGATAAACTTATCATCGGTATGCTTGGGGAGATGAAGGAAAGACATGAGAAGGATCATGAACTGGTTCAAACTAGAATCAGTAAGATCCAGAAAAAAGTGGATGTAAACGCTAAGTTTGTAATAGGTGCCGGTGCAGTCCTTGCGACCCTTGTGGCAGTATTACAAGTTCTCCCACCTATGGTTAAATTGTTGACACCAGACGACAAGAGCAGTATTATAAGGGGGAAGAATATAGAGATGATTGGATGAGTATTGTTGATTCCAAGTACATTGGATTGGTTTCTTCTCGTTTAGTGAAATTTGCAAAGAAAAAAGAAGGTCTTTATAACTTTAGATGCCCTTATTGCGGAGATAGCCAGAAGCATAGGAATAAGGCAAGAGGATATCTTTATAAACTAAAGAACGATCATAACTTTAAATGTCACAATTGTGGTGCATCGAGGACATTTACTAATTTTTTAAAGGACATCGATCCTGTTCTTTATGATCAGTATGTGATGGAAAGATATAAGAAAGGTTTGACTGGAAAGGGAAGTCAAACTAAGGCACCTGAGTTTAAGTTTGGGAAACCAAAATTCATAAAAAAAAGTTTCAATCTTCCAACAATTAAAGAACTAAATAAAGAACATCTGGCAAGACAATATCTAGAACAAAGAAATATTCCTGAGGAATATTTTGGTGAGTTGTATTTTTGTCAAAAATTTAAAGAGTGGACTAACACTCAAAAATATACTTTCGATAACTTAGATAACGAGGAACCAAGAATAATCATCCCTCTCAAATATGAAGGAACAATCTTTGGGTTTCAAGGAAGGAGTTTGAGAAAAAATTCAAAAATTAAATATATTACGATTATTCTAGATGATACTAAACCTAAACTTTATGGAATTGATAAAATCAGAAAAGATGCTCCAGTCTTTATTACAGAAGGACCATTTGACAGCACATTTATTCCAAATGCGATTGCTATGTGCGGAGCTGATGCTAATATCAGTAATTGGGGGATTGGCAATCCTGTTTGGATATATGACAACGAACCACGTAATAGAGAAATCCTTCAACGAATCAGCAAGACAATCGATAGTGGAGACTCGGTAGTAATCTGGCCATCACATATTAAAGAGAAAGACATCAATGATATGGTGTTATCTGGACTTGATGTCAAGTCCGTGATAGAATCAAATATATTCTCTGGACTAGAAGCAAAACTTAAATTTACTAATTGGAAGAAAGTATGAGTAACGGCACGAAAGTTATTAAAAGAAACGGAAGAACAGAACCATTAAATCTTGAAAAAATGCATCTGATGGTGGATGAAGCATGTCAAGACCTTGCAGGTGTTTCTGCTTCACAAGTTGAGATGCAATCTGGTATTCAGTTTTACGATGGTATTACTACTGCAGAGATTCAAGAAATCTTGATTCGTTCTGCATCTGATTTGATTAATCTTGATAATCCCAACTATCAATTTGTTGCAGCAAGACTTCTTTTATTTTCTGTACGGAAATCTCTTTATGGTAAGACAAAAGACCACCCAGAATTTATTGAGCATATTACAAAATGCGTAAATGCTAGGGTATATGATGCAGGTATTTTTGATAAGTATACACATGATGAACTTATCAAAGTAGGAAATTATCTTGACCACCATCGTGATTTTATTTTTACATATGCTGGTCTTCGTCAAGTAGTAGATAAATATCTAGTTCAAGACAGAAGTTCTGGTCAAGTCTATGAGACTCCCCAGTTCATGTATATGATGATTGCTCTGACTATTTTTGCAGAGTACCCCAAAGAAAATAGACTCTCCTACGTAAAAAGGTATTACGATGCCATCTCAAAACACAAAATCAACATCCCCACTCCCATCATGGCAGGAGTGCGAACACCACTTAGACAATTTGCTTCTTGTGTTCTTGTTGATGCTGATGACACCCTCGATAGTATCTTTAGTTCTGATATGGCTATCGGCAGATACGTTGCACAAAGGGCGGGTATCGGTATCAACGCAGGTAGAATCCGTGGCATCAACGCTAAAATCAGAGGTGGAGAAGTTCAACACACAGGTGTTGTTCCTTTCCTTAAAAAATTTGAATCAACTGTACGATGCTGCACGCAAAATGGGATTCGTGGAGGATCAGCAACAGTCCACTTCCCAATCTGGCACCAAGAAATAGAAGATATTATTGTTCTCAAGAACAATAAAGGAACAGAAGACAATCGAGTGAGGAAACTTGACTACTCAATCCAAATTTCAAAACTTTTCTACGAACGTTTCATTGCGAATGGAGAGATTAGCTTATTCTCACCGCATGACGTACCAGGTCTCTATG